CTCATCTCCTACATTAACCAGTCCTATTTCGAATTGTATGATTTGTTGGTACAGAAATACGGCGATGACTATTTCGTCGCACCTCCCCTATCATTCACCACAGACGGACAGAATTTCTTGTACCCACTACCAGATGGCACACTCTATAGTGGTGCCCCTGCTTTCTATAAAGTCTTAGGATTCGACCTCAATCTCGCCCCCCAACAACCTCTTAGTACCAGTCAAAGCTTCATAACTATACCTCCATTCATGTTTGCAGAACGTAATAGGTATAGTGTACCCAACATGCAAGCCTTCTATGGGCTAACCAATCTACGCTACCGCCTACAAGGAAACAACGTATGGTTCACACCTCTTCCAGCTTTTGGTCAGGTTATACAAATGTGGTATATACCCAGGATGACTCAACTTGTAAACTTGACGGACATTGTAGATGGTGTCTCGGGGTGGACGGAGTACATTATTGTAGATGTAGCTATAAAGATGATGCAGAAAGAGGAGAGCGATGTCTCCATACTTGCGAGTCAAAAGTTGGCTCTTATCCAACGCATTGAAGCTGCTGCTGCAAATAGAGATGCCGGGAACCCCCAAGTCGTGTCCGACTCGCAAAGCCAGAATTGGTTTGGTTCAGACTCAGGATGGGGATGGGGTAATGGTACAGGTGGATTCTTGTAATGTATGATTGGCAAACTGCAAATCATAACCACTTCGGACAGGGTCACCAACCAGATACAACAGAACGTTGCAAAGGTTGTAAATCCTTTAACAGGTATACCATTGAACTCAGGTATAATCCTGAACTCCGTTTCACTTGTAACGGGTGCCAATTCTGTGAATCACTTGCTGGGGAGGGCGCTTGTTGGTTGGTTCATAGTGAGACAACGCGCTGCAGGGTCTGTGTATGACACCCAAGACGCTAATCCTACTCCAACTTTTACGCTTGCTCTCGTCAGTAGCGCTAACATTATCGTTGATATATTTGTTTTTTAGGAGAATGTAATGCCCCCAACACCTTTTATGGGTCTCACCCTCCCCACAGTCGGGGTAACTCTAGGACCTGAATGGGCTACTGAAGTTAATGCTGCCTTCGTTCAAGTAGACGCCCATAACCACACAACTGGTCAAGGTGTCCCCATACCAACTAATGGTATCTCACTTAATGCTGACCTTCCATTTTACAACTTTAACGCCACCCTACTCCGTTCCACCATATTTGTAAATAACACTGCTCCACTATCGCTGGTAACTGACATTGGTAGTTTGTATGTGGCGGGGGGTAATCTTTACTACAACAATACAATAGGACAGCAAGTTCAAATCACTCAAGGTGCGGGACTTGATGCTTCAACGGTAGGAGGTTTTGGGGGCGACTACGGAACTTCGACTGCTTCAGCATTCTATACCTCCGCCACGTCTACCTTTACATTCTGGCAGGCCCCCAATCAATCAGCATTGATGGACTTTGGTCCATTCACCCTACATAACACTGCCTCTATCGCTACTGGGATTCAGATAACTGCGCCCAACCCATTAGCCTCAAGCTACCAACTAACTTTACCTAACTCATTACCCAGTACAACTTCTATACTTACTGTTTCACCATCTGGACAGATAGGTGACACCCTAGTACCTGACAATGCTACAATACAGATTTCTGGTGGAGCATTGCAAGTGGTTCCAAACAGTATAGGACCAACTCAGCTTGCTCCTGAGAACTTCGCAATGAGTGCTACTTCTAATGTAATCACCGTAACTAATGCGGTTTTTACTACAGTATTGAGTACTAATATAACTTGTAGTGGAAGACCTATTATAGTCACACTTATACCGGATAGTTCGGGGAGTGCCGCATACTTAGAAGCTCATACAGTTAACTCTGGAGTTGCTCCTGACCCGATTATTGCAGGGCAGTTCCTTATAGACGGTACTACCATGGGAGTTATGTACGGGCCCATTTCAGTAAATACTACAAACGTGCCACCAACCCAAATAGGGTTCCCTCCCGGAGCTTTCTCAACATTCTGGGTTCCTTCAGCAGCTAACCATACTTTTGATTTTCAGATTCAGAATGTGCGGGGTACTGGGTATTCTGCTAGTATTAACTTCTGTCAATTAGTGGTTTACGAATTATAATGCCCCTCGTTAAAGAAAATATACCTATTTCATTCCTGCAAGGACTTGATACTAAGGACGACGCTAAACAAGTTGTCCCAGGTAAGCTCCTCAGTCTGCAGAATGCTATATTTGTTACTCCAGGAGAGTTACGTAAAAGAAATGGGTACACTGCCTTATCCCCCCTTATCGACGGTGGGGGAAGTATCGAGGCAGGGTTTGGACTAGCTACATTTAATAATGAATTGTTAGAGTTTGATGGAGTTGAATTGTATTCCTACGCTAGTGGGAACCAAACATGGACTCCTAAAGGTAAAATTACTTCTCTAGAAGTATCTTTAAATCCAGTTATACGTAATACATTCCAACAAACAAATCCAAACGTAGCAGTACACTCAGACGGACTTCAATTGTACACGTGGGAAGATTCTAGTGGCGGAAGTAGGTACTCCATTATAGATACCGTTACAGGACAGACTGTAGTAGCCAATGCATTAATTGCTTCTACTGCAATTACTCCAAAACCCTTTGCATTGGGTGTCTACCTTCTTATTTTCTACATCGATACAGCAACTCATCATCTTAGGATGATTTCTATACCAGTAAGCACGCCACTATTACCAGCCGCCCCCGTCGACATAGCAATTGATGTAAATACAACATTCCCCACTTACGATATATGTTTACTTAGTACTAAATTGTATATTGCCTACAACAGTAGCGGTGGTTCAATCAACCTCAGAGATATAAATATATTCTTAGTGGTGTCTGCTGAAGTAGCAGTTACAGGCGAGAATGCTGATGGATGTATAACAATATTTCCAGACAGTACTCTATTACAGCTGTGGGTTGCCTACTACAACACGACAGAAGTAAAGTACTTTGTTAGAACAACTGCATTAGCCCCATTCCTAGCTCCTACCGTTATAGAAACTCTTACTGACGTGGTAAGGATAATTGGACAGGCAGACAATGGAACAGGGTCAGTTTGGTATGAAGTAAGCGCCAGTGAAACCTACAATACCCTGATACGCACCGCCACTATTACCAACACAGGAGTTGTTGGGACTCCAAGAGTATTCTTGAGGTCTGTTGGTTTAGCTTTTAAACCATTCGTCTATAATGGATTGACCTATTTTGGTATTACATTTGATACCGTAGAACAACCTACATATTTCTTAGTAACATCTGCAGGTAATATAGTTGGTAAAGCCATCCCTCAGAACGGTGGAGGATTGCTTACTGAAAGTGAAGTCCCAGAATCAGTTATGGTTGAACCCGGTGAAGTTATAACTGCGGGACTACAGAAGGACTTACTTGTAACTATTAATGGTACTGTTTACACCCAAACAGGTGTAACATCTATAACATTTGACTTTCTAGCTACTAACACATTCTACAAAGCACAGATGGGGGCGAACCTCCTTATTACTGGTGGATTACTAGAAGCCTACGATGGAGTGAATGTAACAGAACAAAACTTCAATGTATTTCCAGAACCTGTAACACTAACCTCTCAGTCTACTACCGGCGGTATGATGGGTAATGCCAGTGTTAACACTACCTATAGTGTTATCGCTGTTTACCAGTGGACAGACAACCAAGGACAGATTAATTATTCAGAAACTTCTACACCCATATTATTTGGATTTAACGCAGGGGATGTAACAGGGGAAGCAACGTATAACATTCCAACCCTCCGCCTAACACAAAAGACTGGCGTACTTATAACATTGTACAGAACTCAAGGTAATGGAACCATCTTCTACCAAATAACGAATATCGGACTAGTTAACCCCTTGCTAAATGACCCGACAGTAGATAGTGTCAGTTACAGCGATACCACATTCTCTGATGCTCAGATTATAGGTAACCCCATATTATACACTACAGGGGGCGTGGTTGATAATAGTGCTCCTCCTGCCCCCGCTCTAGTAACACAATACACAGACAGACTCATAATTGTTCCAAGTGAGAATCCATTTTCATTTTGGTATAGTAAAGAAGTTGTTCCAGGCACCCCTGTCGAATTCTCCCCCCTATTTGTAAACAATATAGACCAACGTGGTGGACCAATTACCGCCATTGACCAAATGGACTCAGCTCTTATATTGTTTAAACAGAATACTATATTCTATATGATTGGCGAGGGGCCTGATAATACGGGCGCTAGCAATGACTACACTTCAGGTCAGTTAATAACTACGGACAGTGGATGTATAAACGCCCGCTCTTTAGTTCTAATGCCTCTCGGGCTAATGTATCAGTCCAACAAAGGTATTTACCTACTAGACCGCTCTTATAATGTTACTTATATAGGAGCCCCAGTTGAAGGAATCGTCAACGGCAATACTATATCCTCCGCCCAACTTATAGAGACTACAAATCAAGTACGATTTACAATGGCTTCAGGTATAACTGTAGTATACGATTACTTTGTTAAACAGTGGTCTACATTCACGCCACAATTGGCTTTGGATAGTGTTATATTTGAAGGCGATTTCACTTACGTTAGAGAAGATGGTTTAGTGTACCAAGAGACGCCCGGTATATTCACTGATAACGGGGAATTCATACAGATGTCCCTTACTACCTCATGGCTCTCTCTGGCGGGCTTGCAGGGGTACCAGCGCGCGTATAGAGCCCTATTCCTAGGCAACTACCTAAGTCCCCATCAACTCCTTATAGGAGTGGCGTATGACTTTAACCCTACTCAGGTACAACAAGAGTATGTTAACCCCACGCCGCTGTTCTCACTAACCACTTATGGAGAAGATAGTCCATATGGAAATGAATAT